ATGTGTTGCGGCCCCGCTTGGTGCGAACCCAGCGTAATGAACTTTGCTGCCTATCCGCCGAGTGCGTTGGGTGAGAAGCTCATGGGTGACCACGCGTGGGCGATCTACGCCACCGGCGAGATTGATGCGGACGCGGGCCAGCGGCTGGACGCGTTAATCGCTGAAAAGCATATTCCCAACCTTTCGCATTTGTACTTGCACTCGCCCGGTGGAAACCTCTTAGGAGGAATTGCCATGGGGCGAGTGATCCGCGCACATCAGTTTCAGACCGATGTAGGCCAGTTCGGTGCTGGAAAACTCTACACAACGGTTCCCCGTCCGGGCTATTGCTACAGCGCGTGTGCAGTAGCGTTTTTAGGAGGAGAGTACCGCTTTCTGCTGAACGGGTCTGTGTATGGCGTTCACAGGTTCTTTTGGAAAGAACACACGCCGTCGGACGCAGACCTTGCACAGGTTCTTTCTGCTGCTGTTGTGGATTACATGCAGTCAATGGGCGTAAGTACCGAATTGTTTTCGCTTGCGTCGCAAGCCGGACCGGACCAAGTCGTAACTCCTACTGCCGATAAGCTTCTAGCGCTCGGCGTAATAAATAACGGCCGAAAGCCGGTTGCTTGGAGCATTGAAAGCGTACCTGGCGCGATTTACCTGAAGGGTCAGCAAGAAACGTCATTCGGTATAAATAAGTTTCTTCTTGTTTGTCCCGCCCAAGGCCAAATGCAGTTTTGGGCGATATTCGATGCGGGTCAAAATACCGATGAAGTGTTGAAGTGGAGTACGCACTGGCTTTTTGTGGATGGGCAGCAGATTCAAATTCAGGATCACTTAGCTATGGAAGAAGTCAAAAACGGTTGGATTAATCTGACGTACACTGTAGACGATAGGTTGTTGTCTATGGTTGTTGCCGCAAGAAACTATATTGGAATTGGGCTATCTCCTGCTCCAGGCGCCGCGATATTTGAAGGCTTCGACAGAATGCCTTTCGATGGCGCCGTAGCTAAGCTGTCGGGATTTTTACAAGTGTGTCGTCACTGATAGTCGCTGCGGTAGGGCCCCAATCTATTTCGCAGTCTTGACCAATCTGACAGACGCTGCAAATAGCCCTCCACTTTCTCGCGCTGGCTAGTGGCGCACGTCAGGTCAGCACTTGCGCCTATCGTTCGACATGCGTCGATAGCTAGACCGTAGGCAGCAATCGCGTCTCGCAACGCTCTAGGGTCTCCATCGTTTCTTCCTATGGCAAAAAACCCGCTGCCACGTTGCATTTGACATCCAGCCCAACGCAGCGGAGCCACGTCGCGCGTAAGTACCGTAGCTGCTTCATCCGCTGATCAACCACGATGAACAGAGGGGGGCGCGTCTGTTTAAGGAGTTTTTGGAATTCGCCGGCGTTCCACTTGGATGACATCCTCTCTATAGGAACGTACGAAACGTTTAACGCTAAATTACAAGCGGCGTTGAATAACATCACGGACCAAATTTTAGAATATTGGACGCAGAACCCCGATCTTTCGGTAGAAGTCAAAATCGACCCGGCGAAACCACAAGACCCGCCGCCACTCAATTCAGGCACCATCGGACGTGCTCGTATCTATAATGCACTGCACCGCGTCGATACCCCATTTTCCGAACGGAGCGCGGGCTTTGTTTGGTTCTTCTCGTTCCTCGTGAAATTTGCTCAAGTTAAATCCCAAAAAACGCCAGTTGTGCTTTTGCTCGACGAGCCGGGGCTAACCCTTCATGGAAAGGCGCAGGCCGATCTTCTCCGCTATTTTGGCGAAAAACTCGCTCCTCATCATCAAGTGATATATTCGACCCACTCACCTTTCAGGATCGCACCTGACAAACTCACGTCCGCCCGCGTCGTAGAAGATCAAATTGATGTTGCGAAAAGTGGCCGACGCGTTCCTATCGGAACAAAAGTGCGAGAAGATGTTCTAAGTCGCGACCCAGATACACTATTTCCCCTACAGGGCGCGTTGGGTTACGAAATTACGCAGTCGCTATTCGTCGGGAAGCACACGCTTCTTGTCGAAGGCGTATCGGACATTCTCTATCTTCAGGCACTTTCGCACGCCCTGAAGGCTCGCGGCAGGACGGGGCTCGACGGCCGCTGGACTATTTGTCCATCGGGAGGAATTGGAAATGTACGTGCGTTCGTTTCACTATTCGGCGGCAACAAAATAGATGTTGCCGTGCTTACCGACCAGACCAAACCCGATTTGAAGAAAATCGAAGAGCTGCGTCGCAGCCAGATACTTAAGTCTGGCCGTATACTCACTGTGTCCGATTTCACAGACAAGCCAGAGTCCGACATCGAAGACCTTTTCGTTCCTGACCTATTCGTCGATATTGTCAACTCAGCCTATGACCTGCCGGACTCACACAAGTTGAACGTAAAAAAGCTGAACGACGCCGACAAGAATACCGATCGCCTTGTTAAAAAAGCGGAAGCAGCATTCAACATTATGCCGGAGGGAATTCCTACTTATGACCACTTCACACCTGCCGCGTGGCTCATCAACAACCTTAAAGTGCTGCAAGGTGAAAAGATCCTGGTAAAAACCACTCTAGACCGAGCCGAAAAGCTCTTCACCGCGTTAAACGCTCTCTTGCCCTCGATTTAGAACGCCGCGCAGCATGTCGAACAAGCACGCTGCGCAAGGCCGCGGGTATAAGCGCGCAGATGAGCGCTTTTGGGGTGAGATATGACAGACCAAATTGACCAGGACGAGCGGACGAATGCTTTGGGGCTGTTCAATACTGCGCGATCATACTGGCGCTCGGCCGAGCATTTGAATGGAGCGGGCGTGAATGTCACGCATCCCCAAGCGCCTGTAACTTTCCTGTTTTGTCACGGAATCGAACTTTATCTGAAGGCATTTCTGCGCGGACATGGGAAAAGCCTTGCTGACCTTAAGAAGCTCAATCACCATGTTGCCAACTTGGCAAGAGTTGCTATCGAAACCGGATTGCCGCTCGTGCCCGAGCAAAAGGAAATCCTGTCTCACATTGATGATGCGGATGTTGCGATTGAAGCACGATACATAGTCACCGGCTTCAAAAACCGACCTACCAACGAAGGTCTTTCAAGCGTTTCTGAGGGCTTGGATAAAGCCGTTGGCGCGGCCCTAGCGAAAGCCGGCCTTCCTATCCGAAAAGAGGATTTTGAGCGCCCGTCGCCACAACGGATTGACGACTTGGATACCGATACCAAGCGCGTGCTCGTTGAGCTGTTCAACACCGAGGAGATGGAGGATCGCGACGCCGGTGCCATGGCCGTGCGGCTTGGCCTGCCAAAAGGCGTTATGCAGTATCACCTTGATCGTTTGGAGGAAGCTGGTTTTGCGGACATCTCAGGCTCCCATCCCGAGCTTGGCCACGTTTATTGGTATCTCCTGCCGGGCGGCCGCCGCTACGTAGTCGAACGGAAATTGATCTGAGGCAGTCGCCAGCGCGACATAAACACGACACGCGACCGAACTTGAGAGCGTTATCAACGCCACAACCCGGACTCTGACTCCGTTAATCTCGGTTTGAATCCTAGTTCCCCAGCAGCCTTCGTTGCCATAGGTCATTTCGAAGTTGTCTGCGCTGCTAGGCGCGCTTGCGCGAAGGCTCGCGCTCAAGACTGTGATTCACGGAATGAACTCGGCGATCTTCGTCAGGCGCGCGTCAGCCAACTCAACGACACCGGAGACCCACCAGCAGCGTCAGTTCTTCCGGCCCTGCTCGGCTTCGATCGCGGCTTGGATCGCTTCTTCGTGATACCAGCCGCTGCCGGACGAAAGCTTCACGCCATGCGGCAACTGAAGAGCGTTTGCCGGCACGGCAGTGTCCTGCTCACGGATTGCGAAACGGCCCCTCGGCGGGAACGTGTAGATCGTCGCCGACTCACGAGACATACTCGTCGACATTTTCGGCTCCTTCGGTGGGCGCGCAATCAGCGCTGCGCGCGCGAGTCGGTGATTCTGCTCTGTTTCCGTTAATATAATGCTTTGCTTGTCTTTTGCTCGGAATGCCTCACATAAAATCAGCGCATGACTACAATATGTGCAACGCCGTTTTTGCTCATTGGAATTGCACCGTCCTTCGTTGAATTGCTGGCGAATTGACGCGACTCAATGCTGCAGCGCGATCACGGCGCCGATTGGCACATTAAATGCTTGAAAGCGGCGGGAGGCGGCGGCCGGGCGCCGGTTGGCGGCTGCGCACGCATCACCACACCCTCAACATGCGCATCGTTTCAACTGCGCATCAGGAAGAGAGATGGTAATGACCAAATATAAACTCGAGTACATCTGGCTCGACGGCTATACGCCGGTGCCAAACCTGCGCGGCAAAACCCAGCTCAAAGACTTCGAAGCGTTTCCGACGCTCGACCAGCTTCCACTGTGGGGCTTCGACGGCAGCTCGACGCTGCAGGCGGAAGGCTCGAACTCCGACTGCGTGCTCAAGCCGGTCGCGGTCTATCCGGACGCCGCGCGCACCAACGGCGCGCTGGTGATGTGCGAAGTCATGTTGCCTGACGGCACCCCGCACCCGTCCAACAAGCGCGCCACCATCCTCGACGACGAGGGCGCTTGGTTCGGCTACGAACAGGAATACTTCTTCTATAAGGACGGCCGCCCGCTCGGCTTTCCGTCGAGCGGCTATCCGGCGCCGCAGGGCCCCTACTATACCGGCGTCGGCTACAAGAATGTCGGCGACATCGCCCGCAAGATGGTCGACGAGCACCTCGATCTTTGTCTCGCCGCCGGCATCAACCACGAAGGCATCAACGCCGAAGTGGCGAAGGGCCAGTGGGAATTCCAGATTTTCGGCAAAGGTTCCAAGCGCGCCGCCGACGAAATGTGGATGGCTCGCTACCTGATGCTGCGCCTGACTGAAAAGTACGGCGTCGACATCGAATTCCACTGCAAGCCGCTCGGCGACACCGATTGGAACGGCTCCGGCATGCACGCCAACTTCTCGACCAAATATATGCGCGAAGTCGGCGGCAAGGAGTATTTCGAGGCGCTGATGAAGGCGTTCGAAGCAGCGCGTGAGGATCACATCGCGGTCTACGGCCCGGACAACCATATGCGACTGACCGGCAAGCACGAGACCGCCGCGATCCATCAGTTCACTTACGGCATCGCGGACCGCGGCGCGTCGATCCGCGTGCCGCATAGTTTCGCCAACAACGGCTACAAGGGCTATCTGGAAGATCGCCGGCCGAATTCGCAAGGCGACCCCTACCAGATCGCTTCCCAGATCCTGAAGACGATCTCGTCCGTTCCGACGGCCGGCTTGGCGAGCGTGGCTGCCTAAGCGCCCGTACTGCCAGATTGAAGCAACAAGCGTGAGAGTCCCACCGGACTCTCACGCTAAACCAAACTCTCACGCTAAACGTCTGACGCGCAATTACGGACATATTCGGCGCCGGCTTTTATTGGCTGTTGAAGCCGGCGCCGCGAGGGGGGTACTGGCGTCCCTCCCTGCGGGGGAGGTACTTGGCGTTCCTCCCCCGATTTCAGTCGTCGACCGCCAATTTACGAGGATTTCTTTTGCGCCGTATTCGTTGCTTCGTTGCCGCGTTTGTGGCAACGGCAATTGTGGCGGCGGAACTCTCAAGCTGAAAATAAAGTTTCGCCGATTTTACGCGAGACGCGATCACCGAATGAAAAATGTGTCTGCCACAATTGGCACGGTCCGATAAAAATATCGCCGCGCGAATTCGTCAGATGCTCATGATTGAAGCAGATTGAATTATAAGTTTTGTGACTGGCTCACATCGGAGTGCGCTTCAACACTTTTTCCATGTGTTTCCATGTGCGCTCCATGCGCGCCGCTACGTGCAATTTTATCCGTTGTTCCATGTCCACTTTTTCTCCACGATCATGCACGAAGAACGCCGCGCGTGAGTGCGTCATGTTGACATAAGCCGCACGTTTATTGACGCGCGTCGATTGGCTGCAGAACGTGGCACGCCAATCGCCCGGACCGTTCGGGACAATTTTGGACGGCCGCTCAAGGGAGGAATTCCAACAAAAAACGTGTCTAGCCAAAACAGCGCTGTCTGCATTGGGGCCAACTGAGGGTGTGCGTTGGGGCTCAATAGCGGAGATCAGTTATGGCGACATACGATCTAACCAGGTCGGATTTAAGCGGCCTGTTGCTATCGGACAACATAAGTCCGGCAATAACACAATCGATCATCAGCTACCTTGACACTCATGGAGGCTTCACGGGCCCAGGCGGCACAACAGACGTTCAGGAGGGCGGCTTCCCTCCTCTGAACCCGAGTACGCAAGTCCTTCTCGTCGATACCCCCAACGCGACAGTTGCAACGGACGCAAACCTCAAGGCCATTGTCGATGTTGCCGACGCGGCTTTGAACGTGACCGGAAGCAACAACGTGCTTGTGGCCGCCGGGGATGGCAATGATGCCATCAACATATCGGCTACAACCGGCAACGATTCGGTCCGGGCTGGGGACGGCAACGACACCATCCTTGGCGGATCAGGCGCCGACACTATCCGCGCTGGCGATGGAAATGACAGTATTGTTGGCGGCGCCGCCAGCCACAGCGCGATCTTCGCCGGTGACGGCAACGATACGCTGTTCAGCGGCGACGGCAGCCACGACACGCTGACCGCCGGCAGCGGCAACGACAGCGTTCATGGCGGCAGCGGCAGTCACGACGCGATCACCGTCGGGGATGGTAACGACACAATAACCGGCGGCAACGGCAGTCACGATACAATTTCTGCCGGCGACGGCAACGACAGCATCCTTGGCGGCAATGGCAATCTCGATTCGATTGCCACCGGCAGTGGCAACGATACGATCTTTGGCGGTAATGGCAATCTTGACACGATTCACGGCGGTAGTGGCAATGACACGATCCACGCCGGCAGTGGAAACCAGGATAGTCTCAGCGGCGGCGCCGGCAACGACGTCTTCGACATTGGCAGGGCCGGCAGTGACACCATCAATGGTGGCAGTGGTTTTGACACGGTCAAGTTCGATGACAGCTCCGGCAATGCCGACATCACGCATCATGGCGGCGTAACGACGGTCACCTTCGACGATACTGGCCAGACGATGAAGATCAGTAACGTCGAGGAGCTCGTGTTCACCGACAAGATCGAGCACATCTAGGCTAGAGGCGCTTCTCGTGCACCTTTGGCCTGCCACGAACTGATCGCCGGCGTGCGGACTTCTTGTGAGCCGCCGCCGGCGAGCTTTGTCGCAGTCAAACAAAAAAGAGCCCCGCTGGCCGAGGCCAAGCGGGGCTCAGGGGGAGCCAGGAGGAGCAATGTCGAACAGCGTTTGACGCCGATTTCAATGTTCCGGCGCGATTATTCTCTCGTCGCCCGCTCCGAAGAATTCCATCTCGCGCTCGTCGAACAACGGATCGTCTTCTTCGGTCGGGACGCGGCGTGTCGCGAACAGCCGGCGGCCGAAGCCATGCCGCTTTTGCCCGCGCTTGCGCATGCTGTTCCTATTGGAAATGCGACAGCGTCGCTTCTGCGGCCCATTTGACGAGGGCCTCCAGCACCCAGCCGAGGATGACAACCGCGGCAATTCCGATTGAGGCCCAAGTTGCAAGTTTCGAACGGGTCAATTCGAATGCGGCGACTGTGGGCCTGATCAATGCGACGGCGGCTGCGTGCTGATCGAGCTTCTTTGCCAATTCGCGCAGCGCCGTGGAATTGTCGGCGTGCCGCCGGCCCTGCAGCTTGCAATTTTCGTCCATGCGCCGTTTCAGTTCGCGCACGCTGGTCTCCAGCGAGCCGATCGCACGGCTGATCTCATCGAGTTTTCCGGCCATGCGCGCCTCGTCGGGTTAGAGCGGACTACGCGGCGCCCGTTGCGCGGTCCCACCAAAGCTGCTGTTCCTGCGGCGTCCAGCTTTGCGGCGCGAACGCGCCTTTGGCGATGATGGTCTTGGCGATCGTCTGATCGAGTTGCGGGAACACCTGCTTGGCGAGATTTTCCAGAAGCGGCAGAATCGCCGGTTCCACCTGCTCGATCGCGACGAGAACCGGAGCGCCCTCCTTGACGATCTGCGTGACCTGCGGCGCCAGATGAAGATACGGCATCAATGTGAGGATAAGCTGCATCAGTGCGCTCATTTCAGTTTCCTGCTTTTGCCGCGGCCTGCGCCGCTTTGCCGGCGGAAATTGCCGCCGCGGTGGCACTCACTGCGCTTGAAATATTCGTCGGATGCGCTTGGCAGTAGCTCTGGATCGCTGCATCGACGCCGGTAAGACCCGCGCCTGCCGCGCTGCCCTTACCGACCGCCGCCGCAAGCGCCTGACCAACCGAAACGAGAGAGTTGCAATTGTTGGCGAGCGCCGTGGAAACGGTGGCGATCGAACTGTCGACCAGCACAACGTCGGCGTTGAATTGGCCTATATCGGCTTGGAATTGCGCCTGCTCGCCGGGTGTGCAGGCGGCGAGCGCACAAGCAACCGCAATTACGGCAAGCGTCAGCTTGCTCATGAGGTTTATTCCTTTGTTGGAGCGATTGGGTTGCCAGGGAGCGAACCGCTGGCGCGGCGTGGTCCTTACTTCACAGTCTTGCCCGGCGTGTTGGTCTGCCATGACCAGATTGCCGCCAGAATGGCGATGACCCCGGCGCCGATGTCGCTTGCAGTGTCGGCGGGGATCCAGCCCTTGCCGGCGACATAGGCCACCGCCGCCGGGATGACGGCACGCAGAATTCCGGTGAATTGATCGGTACCCATAATTTTGTTTCCTCAGTTTGATGATGTTTGCGGTTTCGGGGATGCTGTTGACGTTGGCGCGCCGCGTACTCTCTCGGCGGCGCAAAGCGCATCACGCACGACGTCCTTGATCATGCCGTCGGAGATCATTGCGGCGTACCAGCCGGCGCGCGCATCCACGACGGCGCGGACCGCCGCACAGGCCGCAACGACTTCGGCTTGGCTCGGCAATTATTTTCTCGCGAGGTTTTGCAGGCCGCGCAAGATCAACCCATGCACGCCGGCATCGTTGTCGGCGTCCGGGTGCAGGTCATTGCTCGCGCGGATTTGCAGCTTGCCGGCAAAGCCGGCCGGCGCGGCATAGCGCGCATAGCCGAGACCGAAAGTGGCGGCGAAATTCGGATTGTAGATGTTGAGCGCGCAGCCGACATTCGGCGGCAGCGTTATGAGTCCGGACCAGTCGACGCCCAGGCCCCAGTAGGACGGCTGAATGCCGGCGATATAGTCGAGCTTGCGGCCGAGCTCGACGGCAATCTCGACGGCGTTGTTGGCGCCAAGGCTATAGCCGACGGCGCCGATCAGATCGCTCTTTGGCCGGTTGGCAAGATCGTTGGCGGCTTGCTCCCACGCGGACTGATCGTAAGGGCCGAGCACGATGAAGGTCTTGCCAAGCCGCTTGATCTTTTCGGCAAGCGTGCGCATGCCGGGAGAGGTAGCGAGGCCGCCGAGGCCGTAGAGATCGGCGATGCAAACGGTCTTGCTCATGCGTGCACCCGCGCCGCTTGCACGTGCATCGCATCGATCGAGCCGGCCGACCAATCGCCGCCCCAGATCCATCCCTCTTCCTTGAATTTCACGACGAGGAGACTGTCGTCCTGAAACAAATGCCTTGGCGCGTGCTGTTCATTGTCGGCAGCGTCCCAATCGATCGCCGCGGCGAAGGCGTGCATCGACATCGCAAAAGCGCTGCCGCGAATGAACCGGAGATTGTAACTGCCGTCGTAGACGTCGTAGCGGAGCTGCGCGATCTTGCCGGCGTCGCGCCCGACCGCGTCCCAAACGCTGCCGAGGACGCGCATCAGGCTCTCGGCGCATTTCTTATGGATAAGGATATTCTTCACCGCGACATTGCCGACGTGAAGCGGCCACGGGCACGGCACGTCGACAGTGTTCGCATGTAGCCAACCCGCCTGACGCGGATCGCCGTAAAACGCAAGACAATCTCTTTGCAAAGGCCAGTTTACCGGGCGGGTTGCCGACATGCCTATCTCCTTTGGATTTTTGGTGGATGCAAAGGTGCGTGCGCGATGCCACGCCCGCGATGTCGCCGCGCAATTGGCGGGCCGATTAGAACGCCCCGAAATCGCCATGCCGCGGCATGTAGTCGAGCCGCACGGGCGCGATGCCCGAATTGCCGACGGCGCGGCACGCGCCGAGCGACAGATCGATGTCCCTGGAATATTTGCCGTTCTTTTGCAGGAACGGCCCACAGTCGTTGATGCGCACGATCACGGATTTGCCGGTGCACAGATTGGTGATGCGAACCATCGTGCCGAACGGTAGTGTGCGATGCGCGGCCGTCAGGCCGTTCGGGTCATAGCGCTCGCCAGTCGCAGTGAGGACTTGGTGGTTCTCATTGCCGTAACACGACGCCACTTGGGCATGCGCCAGCGAACCGGCGATGCACAGCATCGCCGCGGCGAGAATGGCTCGCATCGGTCACCTTTTTGGATATTGAGAAAATGGTTCGTGCGCGCAGAAGCGCGCGATCAGCTTTAGAGCGGCCGCCAGTCGCTATTTCTTGCGGAGATAGCCGTTCGGATTGCCGGTGACATTGCGGCCGTATTGATCGCAATACCGCGAATCGATTTCAAAGTCGGTGCCACGATCGCGGATAAACTCGGCAATCGCTTTTCCGGGTTCGCGGTCGCCGTGGTTGTCGCCCATTTCCGATATCGCGGTATCTTCGATGATAATATATTCGCCGGACCTAAGCTTGGCATCGAAGAATTTCAGGACCGCCAGCGTCGCAGTATAGGTGTGGCAGGAATCCTCGATCACGAGCCACGGCCGCGGAAACGTCGTCAACAAATCAGGCGTCAACGTCTTACCGATATCGTTGGCGTCGCCTTGGAGGAATTTCACGTTCGGCGGCATGTAGGGCGGCGTCGGCGGCTTGAGGTCGATCGACACGACCTGCCCAGAAATGCCGAACAGGTTGAGCATGTCGGCCATCCAGACCGCAGCCCCACCCGACTGCGTACCGATCTCGATAATGGTGCCGGGCTTCTGCTCCCAGATCAACCGCATATAAAGCGCAATCTCGACCGGGTGCTTGAGCATCGGCACGTCGCGATAGCGATAGCCGATCACGCCGTCTTGAATGTCCCAGTGCAGCTTTGGCGGGATGGGCGATCGCCAGGTGCGGCCGTGCGGAAGTGCAGGATAGCTCTTGATCTGCGATCTTCGCCACGCCCGCGCGGGCTCGACGTAGACCGACTTCAGCGCATTGATCGCGTGACGCACTTGCTTGCGCTGGTCAGGCGTTATCCGCGATTTTACGAGTTCCCGGAGCGACATCATGGGTGACACTATAACGGCACCGAAAGACACGCGAAAGGACCTATCAGGCGCTCGGAGGGCCGGTGTTGTGGCCTCGCGACGGGCGCGCCGGGCGCCCTGTATTTGAGGTGCCCGCTGCAGCGAGAATGCCTCGCATCGGGTACTTTTTGAGCCGTTCAAGAAGCCAAATTCAACACTTGCGAGGGATGCGCGCGACGACTTACAGTCGCGCCATGCTCCGAACCCTTGTGACGGAACTGACGCCGCCATTCGCTCTACGCGCCGCCCAACGGATGTGGCGCCGATCACGCGACCTTAGCTCGCACACTTTCGAAGGGTACTATCCCTCGATTGATACGACGCCGTGCGGGCGTGACCGATACGGTGAAAAGGAAATCGCACAATCGACTGTGGGTAGCGCGATCAACGGACTCAAGAACGCTGGTTCACCAAAACCAATAATCGACGACGGCGGCCAATCGTTGTTACCTACTCTCGTCTCTCTCTTCGGTGGTCCGCTGACCGTGCTTGATTTCGGTGCCGGTCCAGCACGCGGTCTGATCAACATTCTTGATCATGCGCCCGAGCATTGATCGAAAATCGTTACGCTACATCATCATCGAGACGGCAGCTTTATAACATTGAGCCGATCCAATCAAAGTCCTGAAGTTTCGTATCGACCAGACATCGATGGTCTTCGCGCCGTCGCCGTCCTGTCAGTAATTGCCTTCCATGGGTTTCCGGCGTTGGTCCCTGGCGGCTTTGTAGGCGTCGATATTTTCTTTGTTATCTCCGGATTTCTCATATCGAGCCTAATTTCGATGGGACTAAAGGACGGTACTTTTAGCTATTTTGATTTTTATACGCGCCGCGCCCGCAGATTGTTTCCCGCTCTCATCGTCGTGCTTATGGCCGCGTGGAGCATCGGGTGGTTCACCCTATTACCAACCGACTATGCATCGCTAGGCCAACACATGATCGGCGGCGCGGCGTTTTGGGCCAATGTCCAAACCTATTTTGAAAGCGGTTATTTCGATGCCCTTACAACCAACAAACCTCTCTTGCATTTGTGGTCGCTAGGCGTCGAGGAGCAGTTCTACATTGTCTTCCCAGCGCTGTTAGTTTTGCTTTGGCGCCATGGGAATGCGACGCGCGTTCTAGCGGCGATAGGTGCCGTTTCGTTTTTTCTAAATATCGTCACTTTCGAAAACCATTCTTCATTTTCTTTTTATCTGCCGATACCCCGTTTTTGGGAGTTTATCGCAGGAGGGCTTATCGCGAGACTGCCTTATATCGATTTCAAATCGACCATTCCGGCGCGGCTGCTGTGGATTGTTCCGATTAGGTTCGATCTCATTGCGTCATTAGGAATGGCCGCAAGCATCTGCGGAATTGCATTTGCGAACGAGGACGCTTTTCCGGGTTGGTGGGCCACACTTCCCGTGATTGGCGCCGCGTGTCTAATTGCGGCCGGCCCGAAAGCGTGGATCAACCGAACTCTTTTAGCCAACCGCGCTCTGGTATTCGTCGGACTAATTAGTTATCCGCTTTATCTTTGGCACTGGCCGCTTCTCGTTCTAGGCCACGCCATGATGCGCAACGGGTATAGAAACTCATATGAGCGCGCAACAACACTTGTTGCCATCGGTCTTTCGTTTGTGTTGGCGTGGCTGACATACAAATTCGTGGAACGGCCGGCGCGAAAGTCGAGATCTATCAAATCTACGCGGCAACTATCCGTCCTTTATGTAGCCCTACTTTCGATGGTCGCGTTTCTTGGATTTACGACAATTAAATCAAACGGCTTTCTATCTCGCTACCCGCCCGAACTCTTGAATCTCCTTACGCCATTGACGCTGGGCTCGGATTACCCGCCCAGCAATGAAAGCAACAACAACAAAGGATCGCTGGTGGTCACCTACGGTGACTCGCACGCTTGGCATTTGGTTCCAGGTCTTCGTCTTCTCCAGAAGGAACGAAGTTTCCGATTAGATTCGATCAATTGGTACCCATGTTCGCCGCTGATCGATCTGAAGCCTGAGCTTGACGACACCTGCCGCGAGATGCGCGCGCGCGACGATGCCATGCTCAAGCAATTAAAACCCGACATCGTCCTAATCGGGGTTCTTTGGCTTGACAATCCTCATATAGAACGGTTAACCGAGCGAATAAAATTCCTGCAGCAGATAGGAGTGCGCAGCGTTATCGTCATTGGCTCCGTTCCGCGTTGGCGGGATTCAGGCCAGCTAGAGATATATGATTCCTATCGCAGTGACCCTTTACACAGAATACCCGAACGATCCTTGGATTTTGCCAAAGGCATGATCGAGACCGACGAGAGAGTAAAGCAAATCGCGATAGCCGCTGGAGCGAAGTTCGTCTCCGCCTATGATGTTCTGTGCGATGACGTTGATGGTTGCCTTCTTCGCCTCGGAGATAGCGCAAGGGACATCGTGCAGGTCGACCGCACGCACTTTAGCGCCGAAGGCTCTTACTATCTGATAAGGCACATTGAGAAGCAGATTTTTAATTATGATAATTAGCTGGAGAAAATAAATTCATCCCATAATCTCTTTGATATGGAGATAGGTTTCGCTACCTTTGTTAGTCAACCCGAAGAACGAATGGCGTTATCGTTGGTGCCGTTGATGTAGATCGTCCCATTAAAATTGGCGATCCCGTACAGAGAAAATGTTTTTGGCGATGTCGAGCCGGCGACGGTTTTATATTTGAACCTTGCAATGCCGGTGGCGGTAGCACTCGCCGATCCCGCATTTATGGCATATCCTGCCGTGAGAACATTGGTCCCGTCATAGAGATAAGCCGTCGTTTGATTGCCTGCCGAATTTGCGTCAATGTACGCACTTCCTTCGATCAAAAACAGATCAGCGGCCGACTGAGGCGTGACCGGCTGAGAAACAATCGACAATCCGTTAGCCGCGGTCGGCGCGGTCAGCGATGGCGAATATGACGTAACGCTTCCAGACAGCAGCGAAGTCAACGGCGCGAAATAATCCTGCACCACATCACACGGCTTCTTTACCCCCGAACCAAACAACTGCACCAAGCTCGGCGTGGTGGCCCAGCCGGCGCCGGATGTCCATGTCGCTTCGATGTAGCCGACGATGCGGATAGCTTTGCCGGACAACGCCGAAACTGAAGTCTGAATGAGGCCCGCCGTTGTGCCGCCAGATGTTCCGGATCCGGTCGATTGGAGATTACCTTCCATCAAAGGAAAGCAGGCGTTTGCATTCGATTGAACGCTTAATCCAGGCAGCATCGAAGTGCATGCGCCACCGGATTCAGTCTGGCATATTTCCGTGACCCAGAGCCGACAGACAACGCCGGTCGTGCACCCCATGGAACTCGTCGAGGCCAATGTGAAGGTCTGCGGCGCCTGGATTGAGCCGAAGATCGGGACCGTCAAAGTGGGCGTCTGACTGCGGAAATTGATGAGAGACGGATTGGTAGACGATAATGAACCTGTCGCCCCGCTGATCGATACTGTAAGTTGATTGCTACCGATTGATGCGCCAATTCCCATATTGATTGGCGCGTCATAGCCTGTCGCCGTCTGTGCCAGCGCCGCTGCACCCACATTGAGGCCGACCGTCGAGAGCGCAGCGCCGGAGGCGCGCATATAGTTGATGCAGTACCAAGTGCCGGCGCCATCATAGAACCAGATTGCAAAATCACCGGACGCTGTCGCGATATTCGCGCCGGTCGGCAGGCTCATGCTCGCGGACTGCATTAAGGTCATCGCGCCGGCGAAAAACGTCACCTTAAGCTGCCCGATCTGACAATTGCTCCCGAACGACGAGATGCCTGCGCTGCCGGTGAGCGTGACGACGGTCGACACGGCCGCCGAAACGGGAGACGGACACAAATTTGTCGTCGACGCACTGGCAACGCCGGGCGGATTTCCGGCGCCGGTAATTCCGACCCAAATATGTTGTGAGGCGTCCAAATATCCGATAGTCACCCACTGAGTGCCATCGTAAATGTTCATCGTTATCGGCGAGGTCGACGTATTGATCCAGCAATTTCCGAGCGACGGCGAACCGGACAATTGGTTGGTCGGCGCCGATGCGCCGCTATTGCAGGTGTTTAGACTGTCGAGCGCGCTGTTGTAGCTGTTGGTAAGTGCAAGCCCCGTCACGGTGCCCGTTGTCGGCGACGACAGGCCGTTCTGGCTGGCAACCGACGGCAACGCGCATAGCGCAACGACGAGAAGCGCGCGAGCAAGCCCGATCGTGGCGGCGATGGCCGCATCCGCAAATCGTTTCATCATCTCGATTTCCCTGTTTTGGCTTTCGCGTCTTGGCTTCAGCGTCTTGGCTTCAGCGTCTTGGCTTCCGCCTAGAGCGCCTGAATTTCCTGGATCAGTTCGGTGAGCATCCCGGGCAGCGCCGCAAGAATGGGCTGCGTCTTGGGATCGTTGCGCGCCTTGAGCGCCGCCGTCATATCGTCGATTGCCGTTTTCAAATCCGACATGACCGTCGCGCGCAGATCGGCACGCGCTTTGAGAACGTGCATGGCAACGACTTCGGCAAGGGCCGTGCGCACAATAAGGCCGGCTGTACTGGTGTCGCGCGTCATTTCGATAACCTCATGGTTCGGGCCGCAGCCATAAAGCGACATTCGCAGTCGCCGGCGAACCTTCGGCGGCCCCGATATGGACGTAGAGCGTCGTATCCGAAAACACGTAACCGTTGACGCCGATATTCTGCGTGTTGTTGGCGACGTCGTTGCTTCCGGTGCTGACGGTGATCGCCTGCTGCGGCGCGACCGTGACGCCGCCTCCGCCAGGCGCGGTAAATACGCCGATGGTCGCATTGGTCAGGCTGCCCGAGGCGCCGCTGATGGTGATCTGGTTGAGCCAATAGCGCGTTCGGCCGGACGGCAGGCTGATCGTAATAACGCTGTCCGTATTGGCGGAATTGAAATTGAGCCCGATCAGCCTTGCGGTCACCATCGTGTTCGAAAATGCCGTGTTCAAGAACGACGCCAGCTGATTCATCGTCAGCGGCGCGCCGGGCGTAATGAACTGCCCCAGTGCAGGCCATGCGATGCAGAGAGCAAGGAGAGCGACGCCGATGAGTTTCTTCATCTCAATATCCCTGGACTACGAGCTCGACATTGCGCGCTATGGGCGCCCCTGAGTTCAGCACTTCCACGTTGAGACCCGTCAGCGTCTTGTCTGAGATGACGAGCTGATCGCCTGCTTGCGCGTTGCCGATGGTGCCTTGCACCACGGGTAGGTTTCCCGTGCCGGCGCCACCATTAAAGCCGGCCGACGATAAAGCGCCTTGCGGCCTGAACGTCACAGCGACGGTACCGCTCGCCGACGTCATGACGGCATACTGATCGATGCGCGCGGGAATCGTGATGGTGATCGCGAATTCGAGGTTGTAGCCCTCGGTGTTCGGATCGTCCGTCTGCAGGAAGAACGCGAAGTTGAGCCACCTCGCTTGATAAGTTCCGGGCGAGAACTTCTGCCACGATCCCCATTCCGGGCTCGACGTTTGGTACATATCCTCGAATTGATAGAGATCGCCCCACGCGTAAAGATCGTCGCCAGCTTCCGTCGTGGCCGTCTCGATCAGCGGATAGGCGGTGATGAATTGCGCCGAGATCGAGCCGAGAATGTCCGGCGTCGTCAGGATATTCGAAATAGCGAGGATATTCTGCCCGAGAGGGACGCCGGTCGGTTGGTATTTGATCGAGACCGACGCGTTGGCGACGTAGCCGATGTCGAGCACGCATCCTGACGGATAATAGACGCCTCCCGTCGTTCCCTCGTTGCCGTAATTGAGAATGTCAGGCGTTATCAGGATATTCGGGTCGGCAAGGATATTGCCCGCGCCGCTGGTGCGGATCGCATTGAGATTGGTATCGATGCTGATGGCGCCGGTAAATTGCCCGGGCCACTTTTCCGCCGCCAGGTCGACGGTGAAGATCACGTTCTGCGTGATCACCGCGCCGGATATGGCGACATCTTGCGGCGTTTCGGAGTAGACAATCAGCCCCGGGGTTGGCTGGCAGCGCGCCGCAACCCAATAAGTGCCGCTACCCGGAACCGTAAACGGCGAATGCGCCACCGTTCCGAGAGTGATACCCGCCTGCCACGACGACCCGCTACGGACTTCGTAAACCACGCCGTTGCGGAAATCGGAGACAACATCCCAATAAAGATCGGTGAAGCCCGTCTGATTGTTGTAGACGGTCCGCAAATTCGTCACATCCGGCAGCGGTGACGCGAGCGCGGAGCCTGTGATCGTATACGGATAGGCCGGACAGTCCGAAAGGTCCTGGACGCCGCCGCCCCACACATTGAAGCTTTGGAATTTGAGGTAGATGGTGGCGCCGATGCGCTGCTGGTCATAGCCGTATTTGAAGATCGCGCTGTCCAGCCTCGCGAACGGCGTCCCCGCAGGATGATCGGCAATCGCGCTCTCGGTTCCAAAGGCGCCGCGGAGCAGATAGGTGAGATTGTATTTGGCGGTCGCCGTTAAGGTCGCATTGGCGTAAGCGACAATCTCGCCGCCCACATAGCACGCGGTATTGAGCGCGAGCGCATCCGCTGCCGTTGCGGTTGCAAGCGCGCCGCCGGATTCGGTGAGATCGACCGCGAGCGTATTGGTTTGGTCGATTGTCGGTCCCGTTGCATTGCCCGGCACCGGCGGCAGATCGGCCGTCGTCGTGCCCATGCGCGCCGGACCGGAGATCGTACCGATATTGGCGTAGCTGCCGCCTTCCTCGTAGGACGACCACACAAATGCGCCGCCCCAATACGAAGTATCCGACGACACGGCGGCCCACACCTGCAGACCGCCGCCGAGCTCATCGGTCGGCTCAAAGATGATCGGCGGGTTGACCGCGCCGGCCGCGACATTGCGATTGACCGGATTATTGGCGATTGCTTGCGTCGCATAGAGCGTCGCCGTCGCAGCTCCTGCCGGGAACTCCTCGGCCGTCACCTGGAGGAAGCCGCTTTCATCCTCCTCGATCTCCGTGATGCGGACCGGCGCATTCACGAGACCGAGCGCGGCATCGGTAACCGTCACCAGATCCATCGGATCGAGCAGACAATATTCCCAAGACAGCCGAAACTTATATGTGTTGCGGATATAGACCGCGCGCTGCAGCATCAGCTGGCCGGAAATCAGCCCGACATTCGGATCGCAGATCTCGTGCGCGGTCACCGTCGAAGCGATCCGCATGCCGTAAAGTTCGACGGCGTTCTGATCGCGCGATTCGACCGTCGTCAGACTATATGCGTTGTTGCGCTCCGCAACCTCGAGACGCCAGACGTTGTACGCCTGATAAGGATCTGACCGCGACACCTGCAACGGTTCTTCATGGGCGTCGGCCTTAAAATCATCATCGGTGAGATCGTAGAGCGGCGTAACGTCTGGGGTGAATGTGGCGCCGCCACCGGTCAGCGTGCTGTCGCCATAGGGGATAAAGCGGAGCAAACCGCCCGACCAGACCGCCGCGGTGTTGCAGAGCTGCAACCAGCGTCCCAAAACGCTCGACGCCGTCTCCTGATTGGTCAGCGCCGAGCTGAGTGCGAGGCCCGCGGCCTTGCAATATGTCTGAAACGATGCGTCGCCGCCGGAGCCGAAGAGCGTCGCGGCGTCGATACTGCTGTTCGGAAAGCCGACGCCATATTGGGCATTGGTCAGAAAGTCGCCGACGATTTTGGCCGGATCGGCATCGACACCATTCGAACCGCTGCCATAGAAGAAACCCTGAACCTCGAAATTGTGATTATCGAGCGTCGCGGAGCTGCTGAGATCGTAATTGGCCGCGCACACGAAGGCGGTGCCCTGATAGCCGAGCGCCTGCGTTGGATAGCTTGCCGTGAGGTAGCTCCACACTGTCTGCGGCGTGGTGCCGGTGAACAGCGAAAGCCCCAGACCTGCAAGCGTATAGATCGACTGTCCGCGCCAAATCTGATTGATGCCGGCGACCGGTCCTTCGCACATCGCCATGATCACGGCGGCGGAATAGGTATAGCCGCTCGTCGCGCCGCCGCCGAAAATGCCGCCTTTGCCGCCGCCACTGCTCTGCTGCGTGTGGGATTGAAAATTGTTGTACCAAATGACGTTCGGCGCGATCTTGGATTCACCCCAGACGATCGGGACCGGCAGCGCGTTGACCGCCGTTTGGATCTGCAATCCGGTATAATCCGGCGTGATCGCCGACTGCTTGCTCCCGGCGCGGAAAATGCTCACGGCATCGCTCCCGACATGTCTCCCGACTCGGTCCAGAAGCTGAAGAAGCGCGGCTTGCGCGCTGCGTCGGACAGTACGGCGTTGCGCGCGATCTCCTCTTCCACCACGCATCGCGCCGGATAGTAGGCGTGCACCATCATGAGCGGGCTTGCGCTCGTCACGATGCCGCCGTGCGAATAGCAGCGGCCGTAACGCAGAACCATCACGTCACCTGGCTGTTGCGTCGTTGCTTCGCGGCCGCGAGCGGAAACAAAGCCGAGATAACGCTCTTCGTTGCGATGCAAATGCCAATCGACCGGATAGGGGCGCGGATCGAACGGCGCGCACAGGCCGGCATCGACAAAGATCCGCACCAGCAGCATGCCGCAGTCGACGCCGACATGCTTGATGTCGGCGCAATTGTGATACGGCGTGCCGATCCATGAGCGCGCTGCAGCGACCACGGCCGCGCGCTGGGCGCTTTCGTTCTCGGTCATGCCGTGTTCCCTGATTGAATTCCACGGCGGGATTGCGCTGGCGCTCACCCCCTGCCCTATGGCGGTCACACCGCCATTTGCGGCGGCGGGACGTAGGGAAAGCCGCGGAAGTTCGCGAGATTATTGAACTTACTCTGGCAGGTGCCGGGCGTGTGATCGCAGCCGTAGTAGACGGTGAATGTATCGCCTGGCGCCGGCGCACTTTGCAGCGGAGAGCCGAGCGTGAGCGACGAACCGCCCGCTACGGCGTTGACGTTCGCGGTGACACCGACATTGACGCCCGAAGTAAATGTGATCGATCCTTGCTGAAAATTCGCGCCGGCGCCGGACCAATTAATCATCGACGCCGTCGACCCGGCTCCCACCATGCCGCTAGTGCCGAATGACGCCTTCGCCAAGGTGCAGCCCGAGTCATAGAGCGTGTGCAGGCAGGTCGGCTGGTAGATGTTGCGCGGCATGTCGATGTCGAGCAGCACCAGATCGGAATTCACCGTGAGTTGCGCGCCGCTGCGCCCGATCCGATCGACCGTGCCGAGCCGCCCCTTGAACAGCGTGACCGCGCCGATCGCCGTGCCGCCGAGCCGGTCGGAGAAAAACACCCGATCGCGCTCGATCTCGCAACCGTCGAAAGTGCCGTCGCGCAGCGCCTGCAAAAACGGCACGCCCACCGCAATCGTGTCGGCAGCGCGCGCCGACACTGTGATCTGCTGCTGGTCAACTTCGAGCCCGACCGCGGCTTTGTATTTCAGGTCGTCGATCAGGATCGAATTGCCGAGAAATGTATTGCCGCCATAAGCGAATGTCACGTCAACGTTGGTGTAGCAAAGCACCAAGCCGGAGCGTAGCGTGAAGATAAATCCGTCGGCCATCAAAAGCGCGGCGTCGCCGCTTGCACGCACCGCGTTCAAATAAGTGATGAGGGCTGAGGATGCCGGCTTCATTTTTCACTCCCGCGCAATAGCGCGTCGACGCGCGTAGACACGCTATTGCCGCCCGCAAACCCATTGGCACGGGAGCAACGCGATCAAGCTTTCACGCTGCGAAATTTCACACTGCCGAGTTTCCAAAGGTTCGACATGAACTCTTCGAAGTCCAAGTCATCTTCGAGGAAGCGGCACTGGAACGCGTAGGAAAAATCGGCGGTGATTGCCACACCGGCGCCCGGCGCGACATGGAATGTCAGAACGTTCGGCGCCGTCAGATTATAGGCGCTCGGCGATTGAACCGTGCCGTTGAGATAGACATGGGCGATAGAAGTCACCCAACCGACCGGCTCGTTCCAGCCGCCGAATGTGCGGCCCATCGCGAACGACGTGCTTGTTCCGTCCCCGTCGCCGATGAACTGGCCCGTGACCGTATTGTCGTCCGGATCCGTATAAAGGAACGTCCCGAACTGCCCCTGCAATTGCAGGAAAAAGCCCATCAGGCTTTGCAGCGACGATGCGCCTAGCCCGCTCTGCGCCGCAACCGGGCTCGACGACGAGGTCAGGCCGTCATAGTTCAGCTCGAACTCGTAGAGCGGATAGGCCATCAGCGCGACGCGCACTTCCCGGCCGGAGACGTGCTGCGCCACGCGGGTCGAGAAGCCGGGCTTCTTGTGCCGCGACCAGGCAAGGCCGGGTAACGCCGGCAGCGCGGGCGGCGTTGTCATTGCCCCACCGCCTTGAGCTGCTGCGGCATTCGTAGCGCAAAGAGTTTACTCATGGATTCCTCGGCATCGAGATCGTCTTCAAGGCGAAGAAGAAACGCTACGAAGTCGTCCCGCGCAGGCCAAGATGCGCGCCGCGCTTTACCGCGTCGTTGATCGCACGCAGCATGTGCTTTGAATTGTCATTGAAAAACCGCGACACGCTTCGCGAATCGAGAGCCGAGACATTAATGCTCACGGGCGCATGCACCTGAGGCGACAGGCTTGCGCCGGAATACGGCCCCGAGCCGCGCGCCGCCGGAATGATCGTCTCGCCGGGATGTATGAGAGCCAAGCCGCCGCGCACCACGTAGTCGGTGCCGACATCGAAAATCGCGGCCGCCGAAACCGATGCCTGTGCGGCCACCGCAGGCCCGGCGGCTGCCGGCCCCATGCTCGGAGCGAGAAACGCGAACACGCCGGCAAACGCCTGTGCCGCATCGGTCATGATTGCATGTACCGCATTGGCGGCATTGGCGAGGATGCCGGAACTCGACGCCGTCTGTTCGGCGGTTGCGCGCGCCGCAGCGCCGGTCGTCGTTGCGGTCGTCTTGGCGAGCTCCCCGGCGGCCCAATTCTTTACGTTCTCCTCGATCATCTCGATGAACTTTATGGTCAGGTCTTCGAGCATTTTTCGCATCGCGGTATGCCACGTCGTCGTGCCTTCCAACAAACCGCGAAGCTGCGAATTGAATGCACTGGTCACAGTCGAAAGGTACTTGTTCCACTGTGCTTGTTGCGCGGCGATTGATTGCTCGTCGAGGCGCAACATTTGCGTGTTATGCTTCGTCTCAAGTTCCAGAATCTTGTTTGAGATGCCCTGCCGCTGCTGCACCGTCATGTCTCCGATCATCAAATCGTTTTGCAGCAGGACAAGCTGGGCATCGAATTCCTTTTGCGTCGCGGCCTGAAGCAACGCGTATTTCTGATCTTGCGTGATCTGGTACTGGCTCACCTCCGCGTCGAGCAAAATCTTCTGTTGGGCGAGACCTTGTTGCAAAACACCGATCTCGCCGCCAATGCCTCTGAGCTGGGCAGTAGCGCGGGCGGCTGCGGTGCCTATATCGCCGACCGCCGTGACGCATTGCGACACTTGGCCGACCGGCAGCGCGGCGCCGAACGTTTCGCCCATTTTTTGCAAGCTGCTCCGAAGTCCGCTGACCGGCGTCGTCAGCCCGGCTAACGCCTCGCGGATTTGCGTGATTCCGGCGAGCGCGTCATCGGTCGAGGCGCTAAAGTTGATCTCGACGCTGTTGTCATCGGCCATGACGTTTACCTTGGCGTTTCATCCGATTTTGCCATTGGGGAACATGGCAAGAAGCTCGCGATAGTTTCTCGACGATTTCACGCGCGATTTGTAACCGAGATAGGCCGCAATCATCTTGCGCAGCGGCGGACAATCCGCCCAGGCGCGATGAAGGTCCTCGAGGAACGGCACATCGACCTGATCGAGCACCTGATCGCGCGTCCAATGCAGTTCGATCACGAGGTCGGCGACGAGCGCGCGCCAGTCGATGGCATCGAAGCGCTCGCCGCCAATGCTTCCCCCTCGGAGACATCCACCTTTCTGCCGCCGGCCTGCTCGATCACCACCGGCAACGCCGCGACCAGTTCGGCGATGGTGATCGGCAGATCGAAAAATTCGTCGCGCGTGAGCTTCGGATGGGCGCGGCGCAAACCGTGCCACAGCACTTCAGCCAAAGGCGCAAGCCGCTCCCCCGACAGGTTCTCGACGCCAATGCCGGACAGCTTCGGTACATGGTCGGCGATCGCCAGGATCTGCCGCAGGCTCAGCGGCGCGATCCGGAATTCGCGCCCGGCGAGCCGCACCGCGCGTGCTGTAGCGAGATCGATGGATTCGTCACACTCGACTGTCACGCGATGTCTCCTTCATGGTCCATTCTTCGCCCGTGTTTCCCGCGGCAGGATGCGGGGTATTTCAACAGATTGGCACAATATTCACCGTAACTGTTGAACCTATGGAAATAACTAGCAAAATGTAGTATCAACAGATTGGACCCGTAATACACAAGACTGTTGAAATCATGGACTTTCAAGAGCTTAACAGCGATCAACGGCGGGAAGCCGTCAACACCCGGCAGCGTTATGCCGCGTATCGGGAGGCCGCTGAGCGGGCCAAGGGGTACCGCGGCTCGATGGTTTGGACGCAGTTGAAAGGGCGCGATTACCTGGTCCGAAGCGCCTACGGTAAATCCGGCGTTCGGCGACAAACCTCGCTCGGTCGGCGCTCGAAAGAAACTGAGGCCATCAAGCTTGAATACGACCGCGGCCGCTCAGAAGCGCAGAGCCGCCTCAAGAATTTGAAAGACGTCATCGCCAGACAGTCAGCCATCAACCGCGCCATCGGCTTAGGCCGCGTTCCATTGATTGGAGCCAAGATCATTCGGGCCTTGGATCAGGCAGCAATGCTGGGCTCGGACATACGCGTGCTCGGGACAAATGCCATCTATGCCTATGAAGCCGCCGCGGGCGTTCGCATCGATCCGGGCCTGACCACCACGGAAGATATCGACCTGTTGTTCGACGCACGCAGCGGATTGACGTTCGCCGCGAGCGATGACGTATCCCACACATCGTTGCTGCATTTGCTGCAGAAAATCGATCGCAGTTTTGTTCGCTCTACTCAGACGTTTAGAGCGGCGAACGATGAGGGATATCTTGTCGATTTGATCAAGCCGCTGCGCAATCCACCTTGGTCGGAGGAGAACCAACAGGTGGACGAGGAGGCCGGCGACCTCTTGGCGACCGAAATAGAAGGCTTGGCTTGGCATGAGAGCGCGCCTTCGTTCGAAGCCGTTGCCATTGATGAAAAAGGCGAGCCATGCCGCATCGTGGCAACCGACCCGCGCGTCTGGGTCGCTCACAAATTATGGCTTTCGCAACGCCAGGATCGCGAGCGGATTAGGCGCCAACGCGATGAAGCACAGGCGCACGCCATCGGCCATCTTGTCACGCAGTACATGCCTCACCTGCCGTATGCCTCGGAGCAACTCCAAATGCTTCCGAAGCCGGTGTTCGATCAGGCTGCACCCCTTTTCAATCGTTGATGCGCGCGCACCCTCCCCTACTCGCTCAGGCTGATCGTGCCGATATTATTCGAGGCGTCGGCAAGAGCCTGAAAATCGAACTCGGCCACGGTGAATTTCTGGCTGGAGAACGGCAGCGACAGTTTCGGCGAGACGCAGGCATTGAGTTTCACCACTAGGTCCTTGGAGCTGCCGTAATAGTTGAAGGTCTCCTTCAGCGAGACTTCGAACGTCGGCAGCGGGCCGGTGAGCTGGTTGGCGAGGCTGATCTTGTTCCCCGAAGCGACGGTGTAGCTGTAATAGATCAGCACCGCCGCGCCATTGTCGGCGGTATTGAACGAGTAGACGCCGCTCGACACGCTATATTGGCCTTGCGCCGGCGCCGAAGCGACAGGCGTGAGCTGGGTACCGCTCGATCCGTAGAACACGCCGTAGTCCTCGACAAAAGTTGCGCTGTTGGCGACCGTGACTGCGCCGGAGGCGACGGTGTCGCTTTCGCCGGTCGTCATTTCCAGCATGCTGTTGGCCGTCAGCGTCTGGCCGAGGAACAGATTGTTGATCTGCGCCGCCTGCAGGCGCGCGAACTTGGCCTTGCCCATGATCTTGAACTCGCCGCCACCGGCGGCGACCGCCATATTGTATTGCCCGAGCAAGGTCTCGATCTTGCGGTCGAAATCGATCGACACGTCTTGCAGCGTGCCGAGCAGACACGGCGGCGTGCCGGTGATATCGGTACGCTTGCCGACGAGCGTGCCGCTGCCGAAGGCGAATTGGGTCATGTGAGCTAATCTCCTTGGAGAGTGTTGAAGCTGTAAATGCGAATAGGGAATAGCGAATAGGGAAAGGCCCCTATTCGCCACTCGCTATTCGCTCTTTTCCTAGGGAACGAGAATCTGAAACGGGATCGCGGCGACGGCCTTGCCGTCGACATCGCCGGTATCGACGAAGGCCGGCCCGAACGAATAACAATGCGCGACCAGCCCGCCGAGCGTCTGCTTGTTGCCGTTGAGCGCATCTGCCCCGCGCGGCGCCACTGCCACGTCGATCGCATCGAGCAGCGTGTTCATCGCGCTGTCCGGGACATCCTCCGGGTCCATGCCGGCGGAAAGATAGACGAATACATGCGCATTGATGGTGAGCGTCGGCAGGCTCTCGCTCTGCCGGCCGCGCTGTTCGCCGGTCTTGAGCATAGTCAGAAACGGCATCTGCGTTTCATTGACCTGATCCCAATGCACAAAGCGCCGGCTGGTCGCGGTGAAATTCGCGGAGCCTGCGATGAGATCGAAGAAGGCGACGGAGATTTGTTCGCGCGAGATGGCGGGCACTTCTTGCCTCCGGGGCAACTGTGAGAAGCGGATTTAGGCAGCGGCAGGTTCGGCGCAGAAGCTTAATGAGCTTCCACAAATCGTCGTCAAAGCTTGATATCTTTCGGATCATCCGGGAACGCGCAATATAGTCCCTGGCTCCATATATCGAGAGTCGAAGAGGCGCACGTGCTTTCCGGAAGCTCGCCGTGGGCTTTAACTTCCTCTAAAGCCGCGATGCACTGATCGGTTGCGACAGGCAGACAGTATCTTGCGGCGCTCGCCCGAACGTCAACGAGCGGATGCTCCAGCCAAGGCAGCAGCGCGCGAAGTTCGTTGCGCCGATTCAACTCTTGAGCAGCAACGTAAATGTCGCCTGAAATCTTGTTGTAGGCCTTCATGTTGGGAAAGCCTCCTTCCTCCTCGCTGATAAAGCGTGTGGCTCCGTATCTGCGTTCACAGCCGTCCACAAAGCGTTCGATCAATTGCTCTATTGTCATTTCTCGTAACGCCGGACGTCGGGCCGGGTCTTGCAAAATTCGCTGACGCCAGGCCAATACTTCCCGCGTCGTCAAGTCGTAAAAAACTCCGCTACAAGCCGCTTCCGCCCATTCCGGATCCACCAAATGGAGCTGCCCTCCGGCCCAGCCTTGAACATCAAGACTCTCATTGTCGAAAAGACGCGCGCGAAGCTGCGCAATAGGCTTTCTCGCTCGAAGTTCCGAAGCAATCGCATGGATAACCGCCGCTCCGCGGTCGAATTCATCGCTTGGCAGCGGCACCTTGACACGCCATGGAAGGAGCGGGGCTCCAATGTGATTAGCCACGTCGATGAAACGCTGGATGAGATCATCCGTATTCATATGCGAGTAATCGTCTGAACTCATTTGAGCAGCCCCAATTCGCGCAATATCTTGAGGCCCGCTTCTCGCTGGTCGTTGAAATCCATTTCATTTATCCCTTCCCTTACCGTCGGACTTCCTGGGCCATTCGAATTTTCACTGTATTTCGTGCTGACCCATTCATGCTGGAATCGTGGCAGCCAAACGATATTGTTGGGATCATCGATAGCCGCTCTGCCAAATTTTTCGATCACGTCCTTCGCGAGATTATTGCCGTTTTGACCTACAATGTGATGCTGCTCATATCCAAGTAAATCTTCAGTCGGCTTTTGTTGCAGCTCTTCAAGCGTCCTAGGGAATGTTTGCAGCGAAGCCCTTAATTGCGCGGTCAAGCGATCTTCGCCGCCATTAAGCTCCACCGGAGTGAGAATCACGAGAAATGCATCAACCCAAGGATCTAAAGCAAGAATTACGCGAACTCCGTAGCGCGCAGCAAGTTTGACGGCCAATCTCACTAAGTTACGCGCTACCTGATTGACATCCGGTCGCGGCCACCCTCTCCCAGGAATCTTCGGTCCCGTCGCGTTCGTTGTCGGAAGCGTCGGGTCTTGGGGCACAGGAGCAAACCAGGCGCGGTTGGGGGGCGTGCCGGTGCGCGGATGCTTTGTTGGATCCCAATCGCCTTTGAGTAAACCGCTGCGATGAAGTTCCAAGGCGCGCCGGGCGATTTCATCTCCGGATTCGAATCTCTTGCTGAGCGGCGGCGGATCTGGAAACTGCATTTGCACGGTGGCGATCGCGGCAATCGCGACATCGTCGCGATTGAGCGCATGCGCGATCAGTGCCAATGCGTTGGCTTTCGCCGCAACATCAATAGGGATTCGATAACGAGCGGTGAGTTCGTCATTCAGTTCGGCAATCGAACGAACCGACCAGCCTGTCGCCGCCTCCGACCGCTTCAGCAGCGGAACGTCGCCAACGAAAACTCCATCCGCGTCGCACGATAGGCCGCCGTTGCCGCGACCAGCCGCGAGTGAAAACGCGCGCGATCCCAGCATTGCAAGCATACGAACAGCTCCGTCGGACCAATAAGAACATAACATGAACATGAACGCAAGCACATTATTGATGTTGACGTTCCCCTCACCCTCGCGCCGCCACCACTGCCTCGCTCAGCCCTTCCCTGATCTCATCCGCCATCTCGGCGAGCGACGAGCGCAGATAGGAGCGTTCCGGCATCGTGATCGCCGGCAGGTTCACGCGCACCGCGAACGCCTGTTTCGCGCCCACCGCGAACGCCAGCACCTTGGCCTTGTCCGGCACGATCTCGTGCGGCGGGATGGTGCCGCCGAATTCGTGGATCGCGGCATATTTGATGTCGCCGGATACGGCGATACTCACGGACACGTTCGCGGACGAAGCGCCGACCGTAGCGACGATCGAGCGGGCAAGCGCGCCGGTCTTGGCATTGAGCACCGTGCCGGCGAGCTTTTGCTGAATCCTCGCTTGCAGTTCGGCAGCGAGCATATTCGCTTTGTTCGACAGCGCGTCGCGCACCCGCTCGGGCATCGCCGCCAGCGCCGCGCTGGCGCCGTCGCGCAGGCTGACATCCAGCATCACACACCCACTACGCTGCGATAGGGATCAAGCGAAGCGCGGATGAAATCCGGAATGTCTTTCAAGCTATACGATGCTGTTTGCTGGCCTTGCACGGTTTGCGCGCTCTGGCCCACGCGGGTGCGGTAGCGATAACGTTCGGCGACCCATTCGATGCAAGCATTGTTGATCGCCGCCGGGACGAAGCCGTAGGAGATGAGCATGCCCGCGCCGGCGTCGGCAGCGGCGAAAGTGTAAATGCCATTCGCGACGGCGTATTGACCGGCTGAAGGGTTGCTCGCCACCGCCGAGAGTGGAGCGCCATTGGCGTAAGTGACGCCGCTATCGCTCGCCCACGGACCGAACGGCGCGGTAACGGTCACGGCATAAGGCCCCGGCGCGGAAGGCACCGACGCGCTCTCGGCGGAGACCGCATAGCCGGCGCTGTAGCCGACGACGATATTCTGCCTGCCCTTGTGGAAACAGGTGCCGAACACATCGAGCGCTTGCAGCCGGCCCGGCGGCAGCCCGTCCCACGGTTCGAGCAAATAGCCATTCGCGCAAGCCGCGCCCGCCGCCGGCGCGACAGCCGCGGCCACCGCGAGATTATCGATGACCAGCGAATTGATTTCGAGCACCGGATAGCGGCGCAGAAACAAGCGTGCCTTGCCGTCGCCATCCAGCCGCTCGACGAAGGGACGCGGCACGAGCGACGGTCGGCCGAGATAGGCGGTGATCGCGCCGCTGACATCGGTGATGAGACGCGCGAGCAGCGTATCGTCGGACGAGCCAATGCCGCTCGAGCCCGACAGCCAGGTTTTCACATCGGCAAGCGCGGCGAGATCGGATGCGGCCATTTGTCAAACCTCCGCCGGCGGCTTTTTTGCGGAGGGTCGGCGGCGCGGTGCGCTTGGTGCGCCGAACGTGCCCGACGCCGTCGCATTCCCGCGCTCTTCAATCTCGACAAAGCCAAAGCATTCTATCAATAGCGCGCCGATCTCGGCCTCGACCTCGTAGAGGCCGTTGCGCGGCGCAATAACGGCGCCCGCGACGCAGGGATCGCCGACGCCCTCCGGCGCTTTCAGCTTCATGAGAACCTCGTGGTTTTTTGGTGAGACTTCTGTTTGTGGTGCGGAATGCCCAAGATCGCGTGGATTTTTCTCCGGGCACCGGATTTTATCGATGCTGGCCGCCTGCTACGATAGCATCGGCTAGAGGACACCATGACAATCGAACAACAATGGCGGGAGCTTCGCGAGGCGATCCGCGCGCATATCGCGAAACATGGACGATGCATCCAGGCCGTTGGCGGCGCCGAAAACGATCCGCCAGATATACAACCCTTCATGTACACGATCGGCAATCATGCGCTTGGACTTCCGGAATTATTGATTGTCGGTACAAGCGAATCCGCGTTCGGCGGCGTGTTGAATCAACTGAGCCAAATGCAAAGCGATCGTGACAAAGCATTTGAGCATGAAGAACTTGTCAGCGTCGGCGGCAAATTTCCGTTGCGTATCCTCGATACAGGCGATGTCGGCCGCGAGAAATATGCGTCCTTCGCACGCATTTTTTACAAAAGTGATACCGTGGAAGTGCGTCAAGTCCTCTTGCCCGACACCCAAGGCCGCTGGCCCGATACGCCCGGCTGCGAGGCGCCGTATCGGGACCAGCCGATTTTGTCGGCGACCAAGGAAGCCACCAATTAGCAGGAACAGGCAGCCGCAAGCGCTTTATGAGAGCTACTCCGGCACAAAGACTCCCCGATCCAACATCAAGAGGCAGCCGACATTCGACGGCGGATAGGGCAAGGCGCGCGAGGTCATCAAGAGCGCGCCGGCCGGCATGTTGGGGTGCACGCGGATGTCGATCGTCTTCGGGCCGGCCATCGAGAACATGTTGAGATAGGTGCGCATCATGAGCCCGCCGCCGAGCGCGCCCTGGTCGCTCTCGAACACGAAGCGCTGCGGGCTGAGCCTGCCTAGTACCCAGAATCACAAATCGCCACGGGTCGAACGTCCCGCTATGTGACTCAAATGACTCGTCATTTCTCCACTGCCCCTGAGTCACAGATTTGCGAAAGTGGGTACTAGCAATCAAAACTGACGAAATAAAAATGATGACCGATCGGCGTTGAGCCAAAAGGACATGCCAGATCGGTCTTGTCGGCTCTCTTCTTCCAAGCGTCGGATGGATGCTCGGCGGCGATCTCGTCACTCTGATCGTACACAACGCCGCTCGACCGGAGAAACGCTCCACCCCAATTGTAGACCATGAGCCGCGGCTCATTGCCGGACAGATTCGATATTTCTCTCAGATAAATCGGTCGCATGACGAAGAAATGGACATGCGCGCCCGCATCCTGCCCTGCGCGCCAAACGCGCTCCACATTCTGCCCCGCAACGAGAGCAGTCACCGGCAAAATCATAGTGGATACTACGCGCCGCCAAGCACGTTGATAGATCCAGAACAGTATGGCCAAAATGGCTATTTCGGCACATACTCGCCGCTGTCCAACCCCCGAAGGCTCATGCCGGCGTCCGCCAGCCTGCGGCTGCCGCTTCGAAGCGGCAATTGCCTCGATGACCTGACACGATTCTTTCGGGGGCGACCGCAAGTGTCCCCCCTGGCTGCCTGAGGATTTATATTTCAATCATTTTGGCCACCGGGACGAGCGCCAGGGTAGCGAATGTCCTGAAACTCTTCGGGAAAATACTGGCGTTGCAGCCCGTCGATGATCTCATTTGATCTGACGTAAAGACCCATTTCAGGCCAGTCTCTGTGGCCGTCAATAACGACCGCAACCACAATTTCCCACCCCGGATACATTTTGACGACGCGCTGAAGCTGTTCGATCACGGGTGGTCGAAGCATTTTTAGAGTAAGCATCGATACTTTGACCTGAGGGTATCCCCAATAATCTTCGTAGATCGAATAATCTGAATGCTCGAGAGAGTCGACTCCGAATTTATTCAACTGAGCCTCAATTTGCTCGACGAGGCGATCAAATATTGCGACCTGCTGCTCGTAGAACTCATCATCGTCAGCGTTATTCTTCATCGGCTCCACCCTCGAGGCCATCGGGATTTATCGGTATGTGATGTAATATATAGTGAACAATCTCACGCCGATAGAGTTTCAGGTTGTAGTTTCGAATCCGAGGATCCCTTGAACCAATTATTTCGAAGACGAATTCTTGAGCCTGATCGGGCGTTATGTCTTCCGGCTCAATGTTGTTCTTGTCGAGAAACTGCTTGAGCGCTTCCTCGACGGCGCGATTATAGTCTGCATGTTCCGGACTCCAGCCGTGTCGTGCTTTTAACGATCCCGTTCGCGCCTGGTCGAATACTCGTCGTGTTTCAGATTTAAATGGAAACTTCTTATAGACAGCTCTCGGAACAAAGTGGTGGCCGCCGTGTGGCCTGAGAATAAAAGACCAGTCATTCGCCGTAGACGCAGCGTATTGCGGACCACGTGTCCACTGGCCACCGTCGGGATTTCCCTTGGGCACCCGCGGCTCGTCAGCATTGTATTTCCGCAACTCGGATCGGATCGAAAACGCGCAGTCGCGGAGTGCGTTAGCGAACTCCTGGGCAACATCGTCCAAGTCGCGCCGCAAGGCCGCGAGCTCCGTCCGGCGGTCGGATTGGTTCCTGTCCTGGGCCGCAAGCGTCTGAACGGCCTTGGCGATCTCCAGGCGCACGTGCCACGCCTGCGGCACGGCGCTGAGAATGCGCGGCAGCGGGCTCGGCATTGTTCGGTGTCCTCTCGCGGGCGACGAGACGGAATGGATGCGCGGAGCGGCCGCTCGCGCACGGCGAGGCCGATGGTCGCGGCTGATCCGAAAAATGGATCACCGGGTCGCGGCGCTTGGCGCCGGCCCGGTGATAACGAGCGACATGAGCGATGGGCTCGCGGCGAAAAGTCACCCCGCCGCGATATTCGCAATCACCGCCATGGACGGCGGGAAATAGTGCTGCAGCACTTCGTCGGCATAGACGCCGGTCTCGTAGCGGCGGGCGCGCGGCGGCCATTCGATCTGGTAGTAGTCCTGGCGCGTGCGGACCTGCACGACATTGCCGACATTCGACAGCGGATAGGGCAAGGTGCGCGACGTCATCAGGAGCGCGCCGGCCGGCATGTTGGGGTGCACACGAATGTCGATCGTCTTCGGGCCGGCCATCGAGAATTTGTTGAGATAGGTGCGCACCATGACGCCGCCGCCGAGCGCGCCCTGGTCGCTCTCGAACACGAAGCGCTGCGCCGCATTGGTGCCGCCGGCGAGAATCTTCTTCGACAGATCGTTGGCGACTTGCGAGCCGACCCACATCGTGTCGGGCGACAGCCGGTAATTGTCCCAGCGGTTCTTCAGCGCCGCGTCGATCTCGACCACGCCGCCGGCGCCGTCGCCGGTCAACGTCGCGCCTGAGCCGGCGGTGCCGGTGGCGAGATATTGCACATAGGCGTTGGCGCCCGGCTTGAACGCTTGATAGAGCAGGCCGTCAAACACCAGCGCATTGGTCGAATTGTCGCTCGCGCCCAACGACGCCGCGGTCTGCGTGCCGGCGGCGTTTGCGGTGATGACGAGCGAATTGATGGTGGTGATGGCGCCGAGCACTTCGGAGCCGGCCGCGCCCCAGAACCAGGCATAGCCCATGGCGCCGGATACCGCAGCGACAGTCGCCGCGATCGAGCCGGTGGTGCCCGAAGCGATCGAGGCCGTGGCGTTCGCCGACTTTCCGGCGGCTCCCCCGCCGAACGTATCCGACGAGCTATCGGCATTGCTGCGCGTGATCGCGCCCTGGATGCCGCCGGCGACGCTGCCGTTGACGATGGCGTCGAGCGAAAGCGCCACGCAGATCACACTATAAGGACTGGCCGCGGCGGTGAGTGTGCCGCCGGAGGTCGAAGGCACAAGTGTGGGCGTCGGCGTGGTGCCGAGCGGCACCGACGTGTTGCCGCCGAGTATGAGCAGCTCCTCGCCGAGCATGCAGGCCTCGAGGCCAATTTTGGCGCCGATCGCCTTGATGTCGTCAAAGCCCATGCCGGCATATTGCGCCTCGAAATCGACCGAGGTCTCGATGCCGATGCCCTTGTACGCCGCCGTGTAATCCTGCGTGGTTACGGCAGCGACGCCGCCGCGGTTGCCGCCGGAAACGCCGATGCGCAGCCCCGTGGTGTTGATGCCGGTCACCGCGCGCCAATTGGCCTGAATACCGCCCTTGCCGGACACGCGCGGGATTTCGTTGCGCAGCGGCGTGAGCAGCGGATAGACGAATTTCGCGCCGGTCTCGAGATCGTAATAGTTCAATCCCGACGTCGGAGAATTCGGCTGCGAAAACGTGCTGCTCTTGCCGAGCGGATCGCCGGGCAGCGGATTGGCGTGCGCCTTTTCGATCTCCTGCAAAAAGCTGCCGGCGCTCGACAGCGCGGCATTGTAGTCCTGCACGGTGCGCGGCAGAGCGGACTTGGCAAAGGACTTGGCAAAGGACTCGGCAAGAACGTGCTGCAGATTGGGCTGGTACATGATGTCGTTCCCGTTTGTGGTTGGTGAGTGAATGTTCAGCCGTCATTCCGGGGCGCGAGCGCAGCTCGCGAGCCCGGAATCCATAACCCCAAGCGCTGGGAATATGGATTCCGGACTCGCCACTGCGTGGCGATCCGGAATGACGAGAAGGTGAAAGCGAACTAATCCTGCCGCGGGCGAAAGCCCGGAATGGCCCGCATCGGCTGCGCCTGCGCCTTGCGGATGGCGGCTTCGGCAAGCGCCTCAAGCGCGCCCGGCTGATCGAGGAGCTGCTCCGGCTTGGGAAAGATCGAATCTTCGTTCTTCTCCGCAACCCGCACCGAGGTGGTGCCGAGCGGCAGCGGCTGATCCTCGATTTTCTTCAGACGCGCGGACACTTCATTGATGCGCGCCGTAACGCCGCGCATGGC